TCACCGCACCACCATCAACTCATCCCACCTCGTCGTATACCGCTGGCTCATCATCTCCCGCTTCATCGACCACTCCGCAGTGGCGGGAATGCGCCCGAGGCGTACCGTTCCCCTGCCCTCTCGCGCATTAATTTGATCGACCACGGCCATCAGTCGATCGGCACCTAGTCGCGGGGCGGCGGCGAACAGGTCACCAGTGAATTCGCCTCGCTGCCGCAGATCCATCAGCAGCACCTCGGCTTTGCTGTAGGCGTAGCCATGCCGGTAGATCGCTTCAAGCCCGCGCACGGCTGCAGCGGCGAGCACGCGAGTGTCGTCGGTCGGGTACGGCAGAGGGCAGCTGATGGCGTTCGCGTATCGCGGCTGGTTGGGGTTGTGCATGCCGGTACGGATGGCAACCTGCAGCGCGCCGGCCAGACTTTGCTGGGAGCGCAGCTTCTCGGCGGCCTTGGTAACGTAGGCCACGACCGCCTCGCGGATCGGTGCGATGTCGCGCAGGCGGCTGCCAAACATTTTCGAGGAGCAGATCATCTGCCGGGGCGGTACCGCCTCCTCCAGCTCAAGGCAGGAGATTCCGCGCAGCTCGCGGGCGGTCTTCTCCAGCACCACGCTGAATTGCTTTCGCAGCGATGGCGAGTCGTACTGCGCCAGGTCCCAGGCGGTTTGGATGCCCAGCGGCCGCAGGCGAGCCGTAAGCCGTCGGCCGACGCCCCAGACCTCGCTCACCTCTGTCATCCGCAACAGCCGATCGCGCCGCTCCGGATCGCGCAGGTCGATCACCCCGCCGGACTTGCGCCAGGTCTTGGCCGCCCAGTTGGCCAGCTTGGCCAAGGTCTTAGTCGGACCGATACCGACCCCCACCGGTATGCCGGTCCAGCGCAGCACGCGCTCACGTGCCTCATGCCCCAGCGGCACCAGGTCGCCCGCCAGGCCCGTCAGGTCGGCGAACGCCTCGTCAATGCTGTACACCTCGATTCGCGGAAACATCCCCTCCAAGGTCGTCATCACCCGGGCGCTCATCTGCCCGTAGAGCTCGTAGTTGCTGGAGAAACAGACCACGCCCCACTCGCGCATCTGGTCGCGCCACTGGAAATACGGGGCGCCCATGGGGATGCCTAGGCGCTTGGCCTCGCGGGTGCGGGCGATCACACAGCCGTCGTTGTTGCTCAGCACTACCACCGGCACGCCGTCGAGCCATGGCCGGTAGACACGCTCGCAGCTGCAGTAGAACGAGTTGCAGTCGATCAGCGCGAACATAGCTGGTGCAGATTGTGAGTGGCCACGCCCCATACGTGCAGGGATTCGGTAACGCGGAACGCGCGGTAATCCGGGTTCTCGGGTTGCAGCCACACCCCATCCGGCGACACCTGCAACCGTTTGACCGTCATGCCGCCGTCGACGTAGGCGACGACGATCTGCCCGGAGCGCGCCTCCAGCGCCCGGTTCACCACAAGCACATCGCCGTCGTAGATACCGGCGCCGACCATGCTGGGGCCCTCTACCCTTACCAAGTAGACGTGTGGCGTACGCAAGTCGACCAGCTCATCGATGGAGAGCGTGACCTCCTCGTAGTCCGCGGCTGGCGAAGGGAAGCCTGCCGGCACGCGGCTGTCGACGTACTGGAGGAACGTGGAAGACGGGCCGAGCTGGCCGAGAATCGTGGCGCGCATGATACTACTCTGCGATTACTGTATATGCGCACAGTAAACCGCGAGCACATCATGCGGTCAATGAAGAGAGGCAGCCATCCGATAGCAGGCTGGAGGGGATATGTGCGGTCGATTCACGCAGTACCGAACAGCGGTCGAGTACCTGGATGCGCTGCGCTACGACAAACCCATCGAGGGTGGCATCGATCCAGAGCCGATCAACCGCTACAACGTCGCACCGCGTTCGCGAGTGATGATCTTCTACGAGACAGACACGGGCCTGCGCATGGCCAAGCTGCCCTGGGGCTATCAACCGTTCTGGGCTGTCGGCAAACGCCCACCCGCGATCAATGCACGCGTCGAGACGGCAGCGACCAGCCGGTTTTTCCGGGACATTTGGGCCACCGGCCGAACGCTGGTTGCTGCAGATGGCTGGTACGAATGGGTGAAAGACCCGGCGGACCCGAAAAAGAAGCAGCCCTACTACATTCGCCGCAAGGATGGCGAACCCCTATGGTTCGCTGCGCTCGCCCAGCTGGACCGTACTGGTCTGACCGAACGTGACGGCGATGGCTTCGTGATCATCACCGCCAACAGCGACCAGGGCATGGTGGACATCCACGATCGCCGCCCGGTCGTGCTCGAGGCAGACTTGGCGCGGGAGTGGATCGAACCGGACCTGTCTTTGGAGCGCGCCGAGGAGATCGTGCGCGACCTGGCGCTGCCGGTTGAGGCGTTCGAGTGGTTCGCCGTTGATCGAGCCGTGGGGAACGTACGCAATGAGGGATCGGAGCTTATCGCTCCACTAAAATAATCCTGAAAAACAGCGGTGCGCGGCAACCTTCCAAGTATATCCTGTTCCAAATCTTAGCCCCTGCGGCGCAGCGTTCGCTATTACTCCTGAGAGCCCTACATGGAATCGTCGATTCAGCTTTTTCTCGAACCTACAACCTGGGTTGCGCTGGCGACCTTGATCGCGATGGAAGTAGTGCTAGGCATCGATAATCTGATCTTCATATCCATCCTCACCAATAAGCTCCCTGAAAGCCAGCGCGAACGCGCAAGACGCATAGGCATCGGCCTCGCACTCGTTTTGCGGTTAGGCCTGCTTGGCACTGTAGCTTGGATTGTCCAGCTCACCGAGCCGGTTATAGAGGTTTTCGGTAATGCATTCTCTTGGAAAGACATGATTCTCATTGCAGGCGGCCTGTTCCTGCTATGGAAAGCAACAAAAGAGATCCACCACAGCATGGACCCTACGCCCGGTGGGGACATGTTTGAGGGAAAGCCCATTGAGCGCGGTGCAACGCTAGGATTCAGCGCGGCCATCGGTCAAATCCTGCTGTTGGATCTTGTGTTTTCAGTCGACAGCATCATTACGGCCGTCGGCATGACCAATCACATCGAGATCATGGTTATCGCTGTCATCGTTGCAGTCACCGTTATGCTGGTGGCTGCCAACCCGCTTGCTAACTTCATCAACCAGAACCCTACCGTCGTAATGCTCGCGCTTGGTTTCCTATTGATGATCGGCATGACTCTTATTGCGGAAGGCTTTGGCGCCCATGTACCCAAAGGCTATGTCTATGCTGCAATGGCGTTCTCTGCCGGGGTCGAAGTGCTGAACATGCTTGCGCGCCGCGCTAAACAAAAAGCAGCGGCCGCATTAATAGCGGACGACTCGAGAGTTAAGTGATTGTTATGGATAAGCAGGACAAACTGTTCGGATAAAGGCGCTAATCCCTATTGCTACTAGCGCCCCGCTTCACTCCGTCGTAGACGCGCTCGCAGGTGAGCCCTGCGCTGCGGGCGCGGCTAGCCGCCGCTGCCATTGCGCGGCCTTCTGATTCCATCTCTCCAAGCACGTCGGCAAACACTGCGGCGGCGTCTGCCCTTGCCTGGCGCTCGCCGGCAGTTCCGGCATTGCAGGTAGCGAGCTGAGTGGCGAGTCGACTGGCTTCGACCCGCAACCCTGCAGCGGTAACCCCAGCGCGATCAGCAGCACGCCGCAGATCTTCAAGTTCGTCATGGCCTTTCCTTCCCTCTTCATCCGCAACCGCCTGCTGTTTCTGCTCGATCACGCGAACAACCTTTACTGCCAGAACTTGCTCCTGTGCGATGCCCTCGCCCAGCCGCCAGCCGTTCACCTTCCAGCCGACCGCGAAGCACATCGCAGCCAGCACCCCATAGATGGTGCTGCGCTCCATCAGCGTCCCGATCATGCCAACACCTCCTGCCCAGCCCGCCAAAGCGCCAAGCGCTGCGGCTCGCCGTGGGTACCGCCGTTGATGCGGCGGGTGATTTCCGCAAACCGACCTGCGTCGGCCAGTTCGTTAAGCCCGTTACTTGCCCAAAACCACGCCGCGGACAGCGCGGCCCATTCAGGCTGCTCAAGAAGCTCGGGGTGCGCTACCAGATCCGCTCCGATCGCAGCACCGCATGCTCGATAGTTCGCGCGGCCGGTGAGCTGGATAAGCCCGCGCCCTCGATACCGCCAGCCATCCCCGCTCTCGACAGAGCCGTTACCCAGGCGGTGGGCATAGACGTGATTGGCGATGCGCTCGGGCTGACGCTCCAAGCGGCGGGCCAGGTCATTCGGCTCGCCGTCGGCCGCGCGGTACCGGCCGGGCCAGGTCACGGCCAGGCCAGCGGCGCTGTAGTTGAGGTTCTCGACGAGCCGTCGTAGATGCCCAGACTCATGCCCGGCCTGGGCAAGAAAAGCGGCACGCCGCACCGCGCTGTCGATACGAAAGCGCGCCATGGCGCGGTTGAGTGCAGGAACAAAAACGCCCGCGACAGGGCGGGCGTTGGGAAGGATCTGCAGCAGCTGCTGCTCGGTCAGAGGCCGCATCGGCTTTCTCCAGGCGAAAAAAAACCCGCTGGTGAGCGGGCCGGGAAATCCACTACCGGGCGGGAAGGAGTCGCACCATGTAGTGGCCATATGATGTCACAGAAGCGTGAAATATGTCACTATTTGCGGCTGCACTAGAGGAGCAGCGCATGAGTTACAACGGGAACGAACGCCGCAAGTACCCTTCGCTACGAAAACATGTCGAGGCATTGCTGAACGCCGGCGCGACAATAACGAAGCGAGAGCCCCTGCAGCTTCTATTCAAAGGTCAGGAGATGGGCGTTCGTCACGGCATCCTGCTATGCGAGCCAACCCCACAGGAGCTGGACGAAGCCCTCGGCGTGCTGGCCAGTGGCGAAAGCGACAGGCAGTCGGAAGCTCTCAACATTTGCCTCAAGCAACTTGAGGCCGCACTGGCGCCCTACCCGCCATACCACACCGCGCGCCTATCCACGCGAGGTAACACAGCGGCCATTGGCTAAGGCAAAAAAAAGCCCGCACTAGGCGGGCCCGGAAACACCACGACTGCAGGCGGGGGCGTGCCGCAGGTAGTGGCGTTATGATGCCATCACAACTTATGCCACGTAGGCGTAACACGCACTTCCTTGACCGAAGTCATCGGTTCGGCGATTTCCTCACCGCAACCGGTCGCTTCGATGATGGCGACGGCCTGGGCGCTGGCGCGGTCATAGCCGCGAGTCATGCCTACGTACAGGCCGAACACAATACAGGCGCCGCCAAAGCCAGCGAGCTGTAGGACGCGGGTTGCTGAGTCACGCATGGCGCAATTTCCTTTTGCGAGCCGATAAAGCTTCCAGCGTGCCGCATATCTCGCCCTCCACCAGTGAGCGGACGCACAGAATCTGGAGAACATGTGTCGGGGCCATTACACCCCCCGCATGGCGGCTGTGCGTCGTTGTGATTGATCAGACCCAGGTGTAGCGCTCGCCGCCCACCAAGCTGCGCACCACCTGACCGGTTACCGGGTTGTAGCTGCCTGTCTGGAAGTTGGAGTGGTGTTGCCAGAGCGCGAGATTGAAGTTGGCGCGGTCATTCCGGTCGCCCGGGTAGAGATTCCCGGTGGAGCGATACCCTGCATCAACCCCTGCCGGGGTCATACAGGCGCTGGCGGTGTACTCGCAAAAATCCGTTTTTTCCGCCCGCACAATCGCGCCGCGCACCTTGTTGGAGAACTCGTGCGCCAGGTTGACCGTGACGTTGAACGTCGTGGCGAACCCGGCAGCGAACACGCGATTGACCGACGGCGCATCCTGCCTTGGCTGGGTGCCGGTTTGGTGCGTGGTCGGCACGGGATGAGCACCGCTGAAACTGAAATTCGACGTGCCGCCGAGCGCCATGTTGAAGACTCGACCGCTGGCCGTCTGCTGGTCAGTCCAGTGCAGGTTGAAATACTCGTCGAACGCACCGCCCGCATAGGATGCATAGCCGATGACCTTGCGGGTGATGGTGTAGGTATCCCAGTAGTAACGCCCGCCTGGCCCAGGCGCCGGGCTTCCCTTGGCCAGCGTGGTTTCCGCATCCACGCGCAGGGTGACCAGCTGCGCCACGCCCGCAGCGTCGTACCAGGCACCCGTAACTATCTCGACGCGGGACGTGCCTACAGAGGTTCCGGTCGAGTAGCGAAACGCATCGGAGCATGGGTCGGCCGAGCTGGTACTGCAGGACGCCGGCTCGCCGGAGCCCTCCAGCGACCAGCTGGGCGTCCATTCGTAGTCGCTCTCGCCGACGATTCCGGTGCTTCCGATACGCAGCACGTGAACCCGCTGTTGGAGATCGGCGCCGTTCTGGCTGCTGATCACGATGCCAGAGCATTGTTCATAGGTGGCCAGCACGCGGTAGGTCATCGCGGTAACGCCAGCGTTGAACACCAGCTCGATCAACGCCAGCGGCCCGCTATAGGTCACGTCGTTGATCGCGATCTGATAGGGAGAGACCTGGTTCGAGGTCCTGCTTAGCGCGAAGATCCAGCGGAGCCCGTCCGGGCTGATGTCGACAACCTGCGCGCGATTGAAGTCGCTCGGCACGTTACCCAGCGCAGACAGCGGCACCTGTTGGTCGGCGATGCCCGTCTGCACGCCAGCACGCACCAACGCATAAGCGCCGAAATTGGTTATCGATGGGTCCACCGCCCTGAACGAATCGCCGACCCGAAGGAGCCTGATGGCAGGATTTCCCCTGGCCCAGTGCCGGAACAAGTTGTCGGTGCCGCTCCCGTTGGTGATGGCCACGTTCCAGAGAGCCGCCTCGGGATCATCCAGCACGGTGGTCACCGCAGGCATGCCGTTGTCCACCAGAAACGTGGACGGGTGCGCCTCGTTGCCGATGCCGGACGCTGTGATCTGACGCCCGCTGGGCAACTCGATATAGGGCGCACCGGTGAGCGGCACGACATGCCGACCGTGCCATCCGAAGCCGAACTCGACGACCTGATCATTCAGTGGCAGGTCAGCTAGTGACATTCTCGAACTCCAGGACCACCTCGGCATCGTTGGCGTCAGTCATATGCACGCGCCGGACGGCGCGCACGCTGAAGAACACCATGCCATCGGTGGATGGGCGGTTTACCGCGGCGTAGTACTCGCGGCTATTGGCCGTCTCTGTCAGGGGGCTGGCAATGCCGCCGGCCGCAGATGGCGGGGGCGCCTTGTAGTCGCCCCTGCCGCGCGAGGCTGGCAAGGCGCCGACCGGCTCTATGCTTGGCAGCGAACGGCGCGGAGGCTGCGGCCGAGTGAGGCGGTTGATGTCCTGTACGACCGTGGTGCCGCGACGGCTGTTCTCCATCGCATCGCCAAGCGCGCGCCGCGCCGCCTCATTGGCACGGCCTAGCGCGCGGCGGCTTTGCTCCATTGCCTGCCCGGAGGCTCGGCGGCTATCGCCGAGAGCCATCACACCACCGGAGTAACAGGCACGCTGAACCAGTTGCCCTCGCCGTCGCTGACGTAGAGGTTACCGGCCAAGTTATCCAGATACAGCCCCGGCACCTCATTCCAAGCAGAGCCCGGCGGCGTATCGCGCACCTTCATGCTTGCGAGCCATGTCCACTCTGCGCCGTCGCCAACTGCAACGCGACGGTCGGACGAGCCTTCGCGCGAGACATAGAGCGCACCTGCAGCTGGATCCCCAGACGGAGCACCGGTCCCCACCTGGCTCGGCGCAACACGCATCCAGAACAGGCCGGCCCCGTCGGTAACCGCGAGATAGGTGGCTGGCGGCACTTCGGCCTGATCAATGTAGTGATCGCCTGGGTTATTCGGCTGAACCGAGGTCGGCGCGCCTTCACCGGTAAAAATGTGCTGCGGCATTTGTCAGTCTCCAGTGGTAAGGATGTTGCCGCCCGCATCTGTCAGCGGCTGGCCTTGTTCGTTGGTGAGTGCTCCCGCCCCACCTCCATGCTCGAGCGCCGCAATGCGCGCTTCCGCCTCGGCGATTCGGGTCAGCAGTGCGTTGAGCTGGCCAGCGGTTACGGTGCAGTAGATGACGCTGCCGCCAGGCCAGAGCTGGTCGGCGGTGCCCTCCCTCGCCCGCGTCAAAGTCGCGGCGCCGCTAACGACAACGGCATCGACGATCTCCCAGCGCATGCGCAGCGCATCGGAGAGCGTCAGTCGATAGCTGCCATCCGGCAGGTCCAGCACAGCCGAGGTCGCCCCTTGAGCCAGCTCGATGGGCTCGAGGTAGTTGTTGATGTAGGCCATCACAGCTCCAGCAGATCGTTGGGGATGCCGACGCGGTAGAGTCGGTCGGTTTCCAGTTGGCGTTCGTCGCGGTCCTCGGCTGCAATCTCGTCGGTCACAGCCTCGATCCGGCGCGGGTACATTTCTGCGCCCGCCGTGGTTGACGAGTAATTGCCGGCGAACCCATCCAGCGCATCGTCATACGGCGGCGAGGCGATCCTGCCGCCTAGCTGTGTGGGCAGGATGTTGGCTGGCGCCTCACCATCTGGGCCTTCACCGCCAGGGGCTGAGCCGAGGCGTGGCGGCAGGGTCAGCGGATCACTCACGCCACCGCCGCGCATCACTGCAATGCTGATGGTCGTGATCGCCTCACCGCTGGCCAGGTCAAAGCTGTCCAGGATGCGCCGGCATTTGCCGATGGCATGGGCGCCCTGGTCGTTGAGTTCCAGCGTGTGCGTCAGGTCAATACCCAGTGCCAGGCTGGCGGGCACCTGCCATGTGAGCGTGGTTTCGCGGTGCGCGGCGATGATCTCGGTTTGCCCAGCGCGCAATGCGACATTCATTGCAGCGGCGCGACGGGCATCGTCGGCCAGGTCGGTCGTGCCGCTGTTGCCACCGAGGATCGGTTCGCTCGTCCACTCGTCCGCGCGGTCGCTCTCGATATCAACGGTGTAGCCGGCCCGCTGGACGATGCGCGATGGCTCCGCTTCGCCTGCCGGCGTGGCTAACGTCAGCCGGTAGGTCTCGGTCACGGTCTGCACCCAGCGCCGCGCACCGACCCAGCTGACGCCGAGCAAGAGGTCGTCGAAGGTGTTCTGCCATGACACGCCGTCACCGCACGGGTTTGCCATGGTCAGCGGCAGCGAGTAATAGTCCGGGCTGATCAGCGTCTCGCCGTTGCCACTGGCGGCCTCCTCGATCATGTCCTTGGTTGGCAACTCGTGGCTATTGGCGCGCCACAGGCAGAAGCCGCCGAGGCCTGTTTGCCCCTCGGTCACAGGAGACTGCCAGCTGTAGTTCTTGTTGCGCTGCCACAGCCTGCTGTAGCGGTAGCTGAATTCGATCTCTACTCGGTTCGTGGTGCGATCAAGATCCGCCTGCTGCAGCTCCACGGTCTGATACAGCGTGGTGCCAGGCCCGTAGATGAAGTGCGGCGCAGCGGCGTACCAGCTCGTCACGCGCAGCTCCCCGGTCGGCGAGCAGTCCAAGCCTACCGGTCGGGTGCTCAGTCGCTCGCGGGCGTAGTCCCAATGGCTGCGCCCCTCGACTTCTTCGAACACATCCGCCGACCAGAAGCCGCCCACCAATGAATCGATTGCCGCGACAGTCATGCCTTCGACCCGCTGCTGCAGCTGGTCCGAGCATTCGCACGTCAGCACCCGGCTGACCGGATTCCAGTTGGCGATGCTGATCTGGCCCGCGTAGCGGCGGGCCTCGGTCGTGGCGCCCTGGCTCGTGCTGATGTAGTCGATCGATACCGGCCTGCCCTTCCAGTCCGGCGGCACGACGGCCACGCCAGGCGCGATGAACAGATTAAAGCCAGCGATGCCAGCGGCGCCCTCTTCCCGGTCGACGGTGACGGTTCCTGTCAGCTGCGCCGTGCGGTTCACGCCGTCAACCAACACGCGCAGCGCCCACACGAACGACTGCCCGCGCACGATGTATTCCGGTTCAGCGGCAGCACTCGCCAAGCCGTTCAGCGGCACGGCGTTCAGTGGCGAGGCGTTAAGCATTAGGTTTCTTCCCAGGTGATGGACCAGCTATGGCTGGCAGTTCCTGAATCTTGCGTTTCGGATGGCCGGCGAGCCTTGACGCTATAGATCGGCATCCAGCAGACGCGGTAGAGGGCAGCGCTGGTGACGGACGTAACGGTCGCGACGCCATCGGTGACGCTGCAGACCGTATTGACCCAATCGTCGCCGACCAGCGCCTGAGCCCACGGCGCCACGTCAGGCCGCGGCGTTCCGCGCAGCGTGTATGTCAGGTCTGTGCCCGTCACGCTCTGCACCTTGGTCGACCGCAGCTCCATCGGCTGGCTGTAGTCCAGTCCGTGCAGACCGGGCGGCATCCAGCCAGTCCCGCTGATTGAGCCGGACATGCGCTCCCAATGCGTCATCGATACCAGTGCGCCGTCGCTCATCCGCATCGACGTTTCGCCGCCAATGGGCTCCTCGCTCAAAACCGGCGCGCCAGCGTGGAGCACGATCGGCACGCCGCCGAGCATGATTTGAGGTTGTGGCATTTCTCAGGCTCCAGAAACGACGAAGCCCCGCACGAGCGGGGCTGGTTTGGCCTAGCGGAAACTAGTTTCTTGACAAGATTCCAATACTGAAACCGATCACTTCGTTGATTTTCCCACGCCAGAGCATTCCGGGGTCGGACGGAACGAATTGACCGTGAGTGAGCAGCTTCGCGTTGCTTAGGTGGATATAGATCGGCGCGCTAGGCTCCTCCCCATCGTCCTTCTGCACGTAACGTTCACGCCACGCATTGAATATGTCGTCAAATGATGATCGCAGCTCGTCGGTCCCCCACCGCTCAGCTAGTAACGCCTTCTGCTGATCCATGTATTTGGCGCCCCCAATGATCGTCCCAGTAACAATACCGGCAGCAGTCGTCAGAGTTACGCCAATCTCAACCCCAAGGTTTGCGCTGTGGACCAGCGTCTGAAGCATCCAGTCGCACTCAGAGTTGACCAATGTCAGTGCATCCGCATCATTCATTTCAGTTTCCTTCAGGAGGGAGTGGACCTCGATGCTAGCAGTCCGATATCAGAATGCGCTACGAGTGAGTTCTCCCATGCTTCCGAGCCGTCCTACTGAGCAGGGCTTCGAAAGAGTCTCGCGGCAAGATAACTTCTAACTGGTTGCCACCATCAACGAGCGTGGCCTTGCCCCAGTTTTCAAGGCCAGACAAAGCGGATGGCTGCATGCTGGCAACCGTCCCAGCCATCCCACCATCAGCAAACCGAGGGATCGGAATGCCGCGGTTGAGCATGTCGAGGTGCCGCCGGCCAAGTTTGCGCACGGCCGCAGCGTTGATGACGTACTCGCCGTTAGACAGGTAGGCCGGAATGCTGTCGCTGGTTCCAGTTCCGGGTCCGCTGATATATCCGCCAGTGGCGAACTTCTGCGGCGCCGGGCCGGGGTCCTGCAGCGTATAAGGCTGCGTGAAGTCGTATTGCGCGCCGACCTTGACGATGATTTCCCGCTTCGCCAAGGCATCCAGCGCGGCCTGCACCTGCGCCAGGGCTGCATCGTCCAGCTTCACGCTGACGGGCATGTCCTCGAGCGCCGCGGCAGCGGTCTTGAGGTTGAGCATTTCCTGCTTGATGTCGGCAATTTTCTGCTCAGCTCGGCTCTGCTCGATGTCGTTGGCGGCAAGCTCGATGTCGCGCAGCTCCCCAATGAAGCCGGCAAAGCCATAGGTGTTGGCCCCTGCCGCCTGCAGTTCCTGCAGCATCTTGAGCGCTGCCTGCGCCTTGGCTTGGGCGCCCTCGACATCGCCGGCCCGCAGCGCCTCCCGCGCGCCAACTTTCAGCGCGCTGGCGGCACCAAACGAGGCCTCACCGCCGGCATTCATGCCGGCGATGGCTTCCTGGTAGCGCTTCTCAATGTCCAGCCGGGCGTTGCGTACTTTCTCCAGCTCGCTGTTGGCCTTTTTCTCCGCGGCAATCAGCGCCTTTACGCCCTGCTCCGAGGCTTTCACCATGCGCTCCTGCTGACCTTTCAGCTCGGAGATGTACTGGTTGCGCTGGCTGATTTCCTTTTCGCGACCAGCGGCAGCGGCGGCGGCAGCAACTTCGGAAAGGAACTGCAGCTCGGCATTGAGCCCGGCCTGCTGTTCCACAATGGCCGCTCTGAAGGCGATCAACGCATCCTTCTTGGCCTGTAGCTCCTCGCGGCTGAACAGCAGCCCATCAATAGTGGTACTGAGGCCTGTACCTTGCAGGCTTCGATCAAGGTCGGCAATTTGTTGGTCGACCTGATCAAGCTCGGTGACCATTCCTGCCGAATTGGCGGCAACAAAAGCAATGCGCTTGCCGAGATCAACGAACTCAGAAGCGCCCTCTACGGCTGTGCCGGCAAGAGTCGCCAGCGCTGATGCCAGTTTGACCAGATTGTCGACGACGACAGGATCACTCAGCGTCTCGCCAAGGCCGTTGATCGCGTCAATAAGCGGTTGAACGTTCGCCTGTCCAATCGCTTCATTCCAGCGATCAGACAGGGCGGTCATTGCTCCACCGACTGTATCGGGAAGCGCTTCTGCCTCGGTGCGCAACACTTCTAGCTGCTCAACCAGGGCGGAAGTCACCACGTCTGCAGTAAGCAAACCCTGTGCGGCCATTTCCTTAAGCGCACCAATCGGCACGCCCAACGAATCAGCCAGCGCCTGCATGAGACGCGGAGCCTGCTCGGCAACGCTGTTGAACTCGTCGCCGCGCAGCGCGCCGGCACCCAGCGCCTGGGCAAACTGAATCACGCCGTTTTCGGCTTCCTGTGCGCTGGCGCCAGAAACTCGAAACGAAGTCGAAACCGCCTCTGTTACGGCCAAGATATCCTTTTGGCTACGCCCAGCCTCTTTCAATGGTCTGCTGATGCGCTGGTACAGCGTTGCCAGAGACTCCAGCGGTGTCTGAGTTGCAGCAGCGATACGCCGCAGCTCAGTCTGCGCAGTGTTGAACTCCCCTTGCGACTCGGTAGCCAGCTTCAGGCGCGCATTCATCAGGTTGTAGCTGTCGGCCGCGCTGGCGATGCCGCGAACGGCGCCAGTCAGCGCTGACACGGAAAAGACACCGATCAGCGCCTTGCCAGCCGTAGCTAGCTGCTTGTTCATGCTGTTGAGCTGGCTGTTTACTTCGTCGAACGCCTTCTTCGAGTTGTTCTTGCCGTCGATGACCAGCTGGGTTTTTACCTGGGCCATTTAGGCGAACTCCTTGATCAAGCTTTTGAAGTCTTCGGGCTTGGCATTTGCCGCACGCGCGGCGATCAGCGCGACCCGGTTAGCTGCACGGTCTTCCTGATCGATCGCGGCCAGGAATGTCTCGATCTGCCGCAGGCTGTACTCCTGCACGTCAGCCAAGACATGGCCGGCGCCAATCAGTCGCTGGACGACGGAGCCCCACTCAGCGCCCTTACCATTGCCGGCAGGGCTTCGCCGAAAAAACTGGAATTGACCCGAACCACCTCGATGAACAGCTGCACCGAGACGGTCGCCGGCAAGAACCACAGCTGCCAGCGCTTAAGGCTGGTCGTTGCCAGCAGAACTTGACGCAGTTCGCGGCTGTGCGTGGCGGCATAGCGATTGATCTGCTGCACGCTGGCCTGACTGAACAGCTCAACCAAGGCGCCGGCCGACTTGCCGTAGCGCTCGAAGTGGCGCAGCTTCACCGGCAGGATCTGCACGTCACGCCCCATCACCTCGACGGTGACCGGCTCAGGAAACAGGATTTGCAACTCGCTCATGCAAAACTCCGGGCAATAAAAAACCCGCACTTGGCGGGCTCTCTGTTTAGTTTAGAACTATCGTCCTAGCGCGCCTACAAGGAAAGCCAGGAAGAAGCCTATTAGTGAAAGAATCAGGAGCGCCGGAATCGCCGCGAGCGCCCACTTGATCATAAAAATTACCATAGACCCGAAGCTCATATTCACGTCCAGGACTACAACTGGCTGCGCCCCTCTAAAAGACGCCATGGCTTGTCGAACATTCGGAGCCACTGAGTTAAAGGCAGCCTTTTGCTCAGATTCACGCTGCTTTGCTGCTTTTGCCGCTTCCATTTGACTTCTTATTGCAGCGGAATACTCCACGCCGCATGCCGGACAGCGATTAGGGTCTGGCTGATTCCCCGCAAGCGGGATGTGGTTACAAGCTGGACACTGCATAAGGCTCCCTCCTTAATTCCACGCCGTGAAGCAACCATTAGGATCTATGTATAGGTAAAGGCGGGAGCCGTCTTGCTGCACATATACCCACTGGTCTCCATACGATGCCCTATTGATTTCCGATGGATAACCTATCGATCGGCGGACATCATCCCCCGTCATGCCGATCTGTATTTGGCCTCGACCATTAAGGTACGCAATATCAACTTGAGTAAGGTCGCCACAGTGATTGAAAGTGCGTCGCGCCCTTGGGCGTTGCGGCTCGTTGCTAGGTGTCGCCAATTTCACTGCAGGGCCGGCACCGCTCGGCCTGGCGGCTTCCGGCGTGACCACGGCGCCGGTACTTTCTGCTCCGCATCCGTGCTGGCTGAATGTAGTCTTGCCATCTGCGTCTATGCACTTGAAAACCGGCGCAGCACTAGCACCAGTGGCCGCAGCAACACACGCCACAGCCAATAACAGCCTGAACATAAGGCTCCCTCCCCATAGGAGAGAGGAATCTACCACGGCGCCAGCACAGAAACCCAGCGCTTGGCTGGGTTCGGATCTGTCTAACTATCTAGCTTGCGGCCTGCATGGCGTAGCCGCCTCCCGCTCCATGCTGGCTGTAGATGCGATAAATCTCATCGCGGCGCTCGTCCAAGGTGCGGAAGCCCATGCCAATCTCTGAAAAGTGCTCATTGAAATTCGAGAGCGGCCTCGAATCTGTCATGCGCGCAATGGCGTAGATTCCCGACTTCATCGCCCACTCCATGGCGAAGTGGTAGTGACTCATCATCAGGTAGAGCGCCTGCACTTCACGCTCCGACAGCTGCATGCCTTTGGCTTGGCTGCTTTCGAGCCATTCCCCCTCCAGCACGTAGGCCGCAATGTACTGGCAGGCTGCGTCCAGCTTTTCGGCCGGGATCAGCTCGGTGCGCGGCACGTTGAAGCGAGTGTGGAGAACCGAGTGCATCCGGTGGCGCGCCTGGCGCTGAACTCCCACCGGGAGCACCGACACCTTCTGACTGATCACTCCACCGATAAGGTTTGCGCCTGACACGCCGATCACATCATTCACCAGCGTCGCCATCTTGCCGCTGTCGTCGGAGTAGCGGCCGTGCTTGCGGATGGCCGGGAGCACTTCGGCGGTCACCCATTTCCGAAATGCGTGAGCATCACTCCCCTTCCTGATCGCATCATCACAACGAAGGATCAGCGTGTAGAGACCAGATTCGCTAATGATGTTCACCGCGCACTGACGGCCTAACTTAAAGTTAGACCGCTCATCATCATCCAGAGAATACAGGGCCTTGGTAGTGTTGCTCTGGCCTAAAATCTTGCACACATCCGCCGCCACGAACCACGGCTCTCCCTCTACGCTTGTGGCGCGAACGCTTCTGCCGCGGAAGTCGAAGGAAATGATATTAGATGCTGCTGTGCTATTCTTGCTCATGTGATTGACCTCGAAATTGATCACTTCCGAAGCCTCAGGCGCGCCAACGCTTGGGGCTTCCTTGTTTCTAGCCTCAAGCTGCTGCCTGTTTTTTCGCCTGCTCAAGCTTTTCTACTAGCTCGCCATTCATAGAGCGGCGGTTTGCCTTCGCCTGACCCTTGAGCCATTCAGCTAGCTCAACAGGGATTCGAACTTGCGTGCGAATAATGTCCATAAGACCCTCCGTTAGTGACACGGTGTCACTATACGGCTGGCTTTTCGTAGTGTCAAGCTAGTGACATGAACGACATATATCGCTCCCAGTTCCGGCTCCCCTATTCCCTTTACGAGAGCCTCAAAGACGCCGCAGACGCAAACCGCAGGTCGGTGAATGCGGAGCTAGTCGCTCGCCTTGAAGCCAGCATCAGCATTGATGAGGCAATCCAGAGCATTGCGCCCGGATGCCCGATCAGCGATGCAGGCCAGCTCATCTTGGACTTGGCCAGCGAGCGCGAAGAGGCAATCGAGGAACTGCACCAGATGAACATTGCAGTTCACGCCAAGGAGCTAAACGAGCGATTCGCCTACAGCGAGGCTCGGCTTGACAAGATCGAGACGCGCATCGAGTACATGATCGAGCAGTTCAAGCTGCTCCAGCAGAAATAGCCAAATCACAGGGACTGGATATGGCCAGGAAAGCTTCTTCTCAGCAGAGCAAAGTCATTCTTGCTGGAATCGTTATCGGCGCACCCGTCCTGTTATTACAGCAACTGATTGAGGTCGGCGCGCTTCCTTATCTGATTTTCTTCGCTTGCCTTGCTGCTGCGATTTACGTGCTGCCACGCTTCAAGCCGAATCAGAAAGCCGGCTACCGAGAACCTCAAACTGAGAGTCCGGGCGTACCCGCCCGCGCGCCGAACGCGAACAGCCAGATCAAGTTCCAATTTATCTGCGCAGTCGTTGGCGAATCCTTCAACAACAACGACGGCACCTCCCGCCAGGCCCACATCAGGAAATCGGTACGCGCCGGGATGCCGGCCGAGCTTATGCTTGAGCCTGACAATCCGCACGACCCAACAGCCGTAGCCGTTTTCGTTGCTGGACGCCAGATCGGCTACCTAAAGCGGGACGTTGCGCAGCGGCTAAGCGACAACCTCGAGTTTGAAGAATTCTCGGCGACTGCGGTTGTGCATGAAGTGCATGGCGGTCGAGGGCTTAAAAAGCACGTCGGCGTAACGCTTGAACTGACGGTTTTCTGTGATGAGCATGGTAGTTCGGTCAACTATGCATCAAGCGCAGGGCCTGCCAAAGCTTTGCGTAAGCATGAAAAGGAACCAGCGGACACTATTGCGACGCTACATATTCGCTACTGCGCATCAGACGGCCAGTTGACCGAAAGGTTTGTGTCGGTAACTGCATTCGATTCATTGACAATGTCTGGCCTTTGTCACCTACGTCGCCAGCAAAGGACTTTCTACTATGACCGCACTCGGACCTGTTTCGATGTGAATACTGGCGAGATCATAACTACGCCTTATGAATATCTACAGAACGCCTATGGCCAATCTGTTTGGCACTCGCTAGACCAAATCACAGAGCCGAATAGCCCAATTCTGGACATCCTGCTCTATGTCGCGAAGGCAGATGGCCAGCTGCGAGCGCCTGAGCGAAAGGTTATCACTGCCGCAGGCAAGGTATTTTCCAACGACCTCCGGATTACAGATGATCACATGAAGCATCAGCTTGGATCCCTGGAAGTGATGAACCTGAACGCCTTCAAACTGGCAGTTGGGAAGTTCAACATGGCCAACGACGACGCTGCAAAGCGAAAGCTGCTGGCAGCTACCCGCGCGATAATCGGCACACAAAAGACCGTCAGCGCTGGCGAACAGGAGGCACTGGACTACATGGCCGAGCGCTTCGCCACTACAGAAACAGCGCAGTGACCGCGCCAAAGCCCACCGATCCGATGGGCTTGGACTCGGGCGCTTAGGCGATGGTGTCCATCTCGACCTTGAAGAACTGCGACAGGCCGGCACCAACGATGCTGGTGTCGATCAGTACCTCGCCAGTGATCTCCAGCGCAGCGAACTCGTCGCCGATGAAGCCGAGGCCTTGAGCGGCGCCGATCTTCGCGCGATGCACGGTCACCGTCACGGTCTTGCCGGTGGCAGCCTCGTTGACGCCATTGAAGACCATCTCGAACGTCTGCGCGCCAGTGGTCAGTGCCTCGATCGTGGCCGTGTTGTTGACGGTGTCCTCGGTCACTGTGCCGAACAGGACCATTGCCAGGTTTTCCGGGCTCAGGTCGTGCAGCGTGGCCGTGAATTCGACCGACTCGATACGGTTCACCTGCGCATATACGCCCAGTCGTGCCTGGCCGAGCCTGGGGTGCAAATGTTGCGAAGATTGTTTCCGTGGAACCAGCCATCTGCCTTCACGCCGATTGCAATTTGGTAGGCTGGCGTATTCCCTGCTTCTAGGTCGCCGAGGCTCGGAGCGCGGTATCCATCGATGACGTTCCACGCCATCAGATAGACCTGCTCACGCCCCTTCTTCAGAGCCCGCTGATATAGCCGCCAGGAGAACTTGTCAGACTGGCCATTCACTGCGGGGCGTATGGTCTCGGCGAAGGCTTTGCGTTCTTGAGCGTTCATCCCGTCACCTTCCCTGCCAGTCCGCTAATCACAGCCAGCAGCGAGAACACTGCCAGGCCGTAGCCGTAGAATTTCCAGAACGCTAGGCGCCTGGCTTTTTGATAACTCGACGCCATCACACACCCCCCAATAGCGCCACGTAGGCGAGAGCCGCTAAGAAAGGCGCCACTCCGCCATACAGCAGGAAGGCGCCGGCTAGGTTCTTGAGGGTCATGGTTGGGCTCCTTTGAACAGCTCGGGATGCAGCTGGCGGGCAGGCCCTGCAAGCCACGGGCGGCGGATCACGATATTGATCCCGAGAACCCAGAAGCTCGCCGCATTTGCCAGCCGCATTCTCATGATCCGAGGCCGGCGCAGCGAGAAACCTCGAAAGTCGACGCTGATCCAGCTGGCTTTAGGCAGGCCGGGGTGGCTCACGTGGGCGTCATGCTTCAGGCTGTGAATGGTCATGGCTGGGCTCCTTGCAGGGCGGCGTCGATGGCTTCGCGGCCGCTTGGGTATTCCCCGGATTGGTAGCGGCTCAGCTGCGGGTCGTGCTCGTCGATCCACTGCAGCCAGAAACCACTAGTGGCTTCCTGTACGACGCAGTTGTCTTGGCTCATCAGCCAGTCCAGCCGCTCGGCATCCTTCTGCAGCCGATCCCGCTCTTCGAGAAGGGCGTCGTAGTCGGATGCGAGGACGTATTCCTCGTTTTCTATGTCGCAAACAAACGTGTATCGCTCCACTTCCTTGCTCATGCCGCCTCCTCCTGTGCTGGTAGCAGGAACTCGCTGACCCGATCGGATAGGGCGCGGAGCTTGTCGATCAGGTCCGGGTCGCCTTCGCCGGTCAGCCCGTTGAGGTAGTAGTGCTGACTGAACACCGTCTGATCCTCTGCCCTGTCGTAGACGCGGACGTAGATGCCGTTTGTGTTGCCGGCGTAGGAGAGGTACGCCTCGTATTGCCCGGCCTGCGTCACGTCGTGGCAGATGCAGAACAGGTCGAATACGGCCTTCTGGATGTCGGTCTTCATGCTGCCTCCCGCTTGGCGTCGATCATGTTCCACAGCCGATCTTTGATCCGCTCCGCGTGCTCATCGGCAACCGCTGCGCAACCATTCAGATCCATCTCCGTTTCGTTTCCGTCTTCGTCAAAGACAGAGCCGCTGGTGATGGTGAATTCAAGCTCGCTGTAGCCGTAGTAATCGTCCGCGCTGTCCCGGCACCGACAGTCAGGTTCAACGACTGCGCAATGGGTTACCTCAACGGAGAGGAGGTATTCATCTAGGTCGATCTCGAATTTCATCGTTGAATCCTCGCGGAAACGCTGTCATCCGGGCACGGCTGTTCGCGGCGCCCTATGGGTCCGTAGTGCTTCATGGTGGATACCTCGGCTGCCCGGATGGGCGATGGAAGGGGGATGCGATGCATCGGGGAGTGATTTGCCCTGAGTCGAACAGGGAAGGCATGCTGGATTTTTCGCCGGATTGATCAGGTCCAGCACCGGCGGACGCTAAATGGGAGCTACCCGCTGCGCTCCTACATGGATGCCGGCGAGATCAAACGTCGCGGCGGGCCAGGTTATACGGTCCCGAAGCGACACGCCGACGCTCTGATTGCTCAGCGCGTGGCAAGCACCACGAAGCCTGACGGCGACAAGTAAGGAGTCATCCCATGCCTATGCCGACTCTCGCAGACCTGAAAACGCACCTGCGTATTCGGCACACGCAGGAAGATGACGACCTGCAGATGAAGCTGGACGCGGCAATTGACCATGCAAGCCAATTCATCGGTCGCCAGATTCCATGGGCAGACGATGACGGCGCTGCGGTCGACGTTCCGCACAGCGTGCGGCTGGCAATTCTCATCATCGCTGCAGAGCTGTACGCAAACCGCGAGGAAGCTGTCGTAGGAACTATCTACACCAAGATCCCGAAGGCAGAGAACATGCTGCACTTCTTCCGCGTGGGGCTTGGGGTATGAGAGCCGGTCGACTTGATACGCCGGCCGACCTGCTGAGGCTGGACGCGGATGTGCGGCCATGCGTCGTGGATTGGATTTGGATCGGCATCAGGGCCAAGGACGCCGGCGACGTTCGGGCGCCATCCGGTTTGCGCAATCCTGGAAAGGTGGAAGTGCGGGCATGGTGGGATGATCGCCTGCAGATCGGACGATATCTCCGCGCAGGTGGCAGGCTGCTGCTGATCGATAGCGTACGAGACGTCACGGGCGATCGCGCCGACGCCGTTATCACCTGTAGCGAGTTGGTAGGCCTTGCTGGCGAGTACCGCCCGCAGGACGGAATCCCGGTTCCGTGTCGGGTTCACCTAACTCATGAAGCGCCGTATCGCGATGAAATGGGGCAGGTGACTGAATACCGCACCAAGGCTGAGGTTGCCCTGATTGAGGTTGGCCGGCCCCAGGTTGACGACCAACTGGTCATCGATGGCGCACGATACTCCGTGATTGCGTATGCCGATGAGACAGACGACGGTGTCGTTCGAGGCCTCTGGCTGGAGACGGTCTGATGCAAGTATCGATCAAGGTGTCCGGCATCGAAATGGCGCAGGCAAGGCTCGCCGAGGTGAGTCGAAAAATTGATCCTGTGCTTCGTGGCGCGCTGAATACGACAGCGAACAAAGCCAGGACGGTGCGGTACGTGAATCCTCTTCGTGGCTCGCTGATGCCTGTCTTTAGTCGGCGAGCGTTACGGGTCAAGCGTGCGCGCGGGAGCCTGACCAATGCACGGATTATCCCATCTAGCTCCGGCGTTCCAGTGACCAGATATCTCGGCTGGGGCTACAGCAAGATTAGCGCAACGCGGGCGAGGATCTGGGTCAAGGGCCCGAATGGGCACAAGGTCGCGGCCGGCTTCGTTAACCCTTCGAGCTTCAGCCGAATGCCATGGAGCACTCGCATCAAGGTTCGTGGCGCGCCTAAAGGCTTCTTGTCTCCAGCGCTTGGCCCATCCGTGGCGTACTGGTTCAAGCAGCTCACAGACAACCAAACGATCCGGTGGACGAACATCTTCCTGCAGCAGGAGTTCGAGAAACGGATCAGGCAAGAGATCGCCAAGGGGGCGCGATGACAAGAGGTACAGAGCTCTCTGATGAGATTCTGAAGCGCCTTGAGGCTATCAGCCCAGCAAGTGACTATCACACCAAAGTCGAGCGTGTTTATGGCTTTGGTGAGCGCAAGCCGGACAAGGCGCCGATGCCATACATCCTGGCTCGTATAGCAAGCGACGAGATTGAGGAGACGGTAGGGACAACCGCCTCCCGAGCGGCTCGCTACGAGATCGAAGGGGTTATGCCAAGGTCTGCATCGCTACAGGATCTGCAGCTGCTGCACCACGACATTCTCAAGACGCTTGGCACAGGCCAGCTCCCGCATGTTCGTCCCCTTAAGAGCGGATGGCCTTTTGAAGAGGCCGCCGAGTATGAGCCAGACATTGAGGGCAGTACGACGCGCAGCGTCACCAGCTCGATAACCATCCGGTACGTCGAGAAGTACTGACCTAAAACAAACCCAGCAACCCGCCATCGAGCGGGTTTTTTTTCACCCGGAGAAAACTCGCATGGCCAACTACGCATACATGGGCAAGGGCATTGTCAGCCTGACGCCGGAGGCAGGCGGCCCCGCCGTCGACGTGGGCAACGTGTCCGCGCTCAACTTCAACATCAACGAGAACATCATCAAGCTGCCGAACTATCGGACAGCTGGCGGCGGCACCTAGCCCCAATGCGGGAGGAGATAGAGATGACAGACAAGACCGATGCCGAGTTCGAGGCTTGGTGGATCAAGCAGCCCCACCGCGAGCAGTTCGAGGACGTGAAGGACCAGATGCGCAACGTGTGGGCGGCGTCGCGGCGGGAGTTGGTGATTGAGCTGAACGATATCTCAATGAGCCAGTACGCCAGCGTCTCGTCATTCAGGGCTGCTGAGACCATGCGAAAAGAAGACCGCGCCGCCATCGAAGCAGCCGGCGTAACGGTGAGGGGGTGAGGGATGGGCGCACGAGAGAAACCGCAGCCAATCGAAGGCCTGCCGGTCGACAAGGTGTACGAGAGGAAGTTGGCCGAACTGATCGGCACGACGCCGAAGGCCCTAGAAAGGAAGCGCCAGCGCGGGGTGTTGCCGCATGGCGTATGGGAGAAGGTTGACGGCTGTATCATGTACAGCCTGGAGAGGTACAACGAATGGGCAGAAAAGCAGTGGGGCTCCCCCAAGGCGTCGAAATCGCCGGAAGCTCCGTCCGCATCCGATTCACATGGAAGAAAGAGCGACGCTGCGAAACGCTCCCCTATCCTCAGACGCCCAAGGGATTTGCAGCAGCAGCAGGTTTACGTGCTCAGGTAACCCAGCTGATCAAGCTCGGCATGCTCACGGACGACAAGTATGCCGAGCTGTTCCCGAACTCGCGCTACACCCTCGCCCGCATCACGCCGACCTTCGGCAACTTCACCCAGACCTGGCTCGACAGCAAGCACATCGGCTTTCACACCCGGCGCAACTACCTTCGCGTGCTCAACAAGTACTGGATGCCGCATTGGGCGGACCGGAGGCTGGACGAGATCTATCCGTCAGACGTGCGCGCGCTGATGAGCCGGCAGGACTGGAACTCCATCACCGACCGCAACGCTGCAGTGCAGGCGGCCAAGGCCATCTTCGCCGCCGCGGTGCTGGACGGCATCATCGCGGAGAACCCGATGCGCTCGGTTGAGCGGGCTCGTGCTCCTGAGCGAGACATCGACCCGTTCACGCCGGCCGAGCGTGACGCGATCCTGGCCGACCTTTACGCGCACCAGACCGGCGCCAGGCTGACCTATGCGTCGTTCTTCAAGCTGGCCTTCTACACCGGCATGCGGACTGGCGAGCAGCTGTCATTGCGCTGGGCTGACGTGGATCTGCCTGGCCGATCGATTCGCGTGCGCGCCACCCTGGAAAAGGGCGAGGTGCGGGAGAACACCAAGACCAAGCGTGTGCGCAAGGTGCTACTGGTCGACCAGGCTGTCGAGGCGCTGCGGGAGATGCAGCAGCTCACCGGAGGCGGCGAGTTCGTCTTTGCGCCCACCAGCGGCAAGGATGGCCACATCACCAACGTCGTGAGCACCGCCTATCATCTGAAGCAGAGCATGAAGCGGCTGGGCATCCGTCCGCGCCGGCAGTACGATACCCGGCACACCTATGCGACCGTCTGCCTGTCCGCTGGAATGGCGCCGGCCTTCATCGCGCAGCAGCTTGGAAACAGCATACAGACGCTGCTCAAGCACTACGCGAAATGGATCAACTCGAGCGCCGATTGGGCCGAACTGGACAAGCTGAAAACGCCGAATCGGTACGAAATTGGTACGGCGGCGCCAAGCGAAGCGACTGAGCCCGCGCAGCAGTAA